CATATCATCGGGAACAGAACGTCTACCTGGGGAGACAAATTTCTCCACTTTCATCCTGTGACGGTCCCGGGCATACCGGCAAACAGCACGTTCGATGTCTTTTTCCAGGAGCTCCCGCTTTTCAACCTTACCATTTTTCCTGTCACCGTCGAGTTCGATCATCGGATCATCGACCATGACGCACCTCAAGGACACTGGCGCAATCGACACACAGTTCAAACCCGTGCTCCCGGCGTTCGACTGGTATCTCATCCTCGCATTCCCGGCACTCCTTGGGACCGATTTTCCCGGTCTCCGGTAACTGACTCCGGATGTTGTCGAGTTTGTTATTGCTCAACCAATCGTTGGTTTCTTCTTCCCGCTCCAACATGCGTTCGTTCACAGGAGACCTCCTTTTTCTTGCTCCCACCGGTAACGGAGTCTTGAAATCATCACACCGGTGTTCCACTTCAGGGTTTCCAGATCACCGTTGTTGTCGATGATGTAATCAGCCAACCCTGAGTGGACGGTACAACTAGCGATTGTTTCTTCAGGTAGCACTCTACTACGATCCACCCAGACTGCGTAGTCAAACAAATTCGCAGTTTTGGCGGCTCTGAATTCAGCAATGTTCCGGATACCACAGTAAATGTCGTGTTCCGAGAATATCAACCGGGCCAACCGGGAGGGTTCCGTGTAATTGAACGCCTTGATCAGTTCAAACCACAGTTCACGGTGGTTGTGTCGGTCGTTATAGCATTCTTCGATTGTCTGGTACCCGATCAGTTCATTGAGCACCGGGTATATTGCGTGTCGTACGGCGGCAAGGGAACTGGACTCGAACGTCAACCCGTGCATTTCTTTCAGTAGCTCACACACGGTGTCTTTTCCGTGCCGACCATAACCCATGATCATCAGTTTCATAGTTCTTCTTCCTCTTCAAAGTTGACCAGCTTCTCGGCCTGGGCCACGTACCAGTCGTAGTTAATCAGGCTCTCATCAAGCCCGGTGAAATGATTGCAAACACGAACCGTACAACCCTTGTTAACGGCCATTCGGCGCCACAGGTCCGGCTTCTTTGCTGTCGGTGGCATCACCTTGGTCAACTCGGGACCATCGGTGGCAATGTAATAACGGCTGATGTTCTGGACCACTTCGGACAAACCCATTCCCCAGTCTGCTTCCAACCGGGATGTCCGGGGTACTTTGGTTCTGAGCAGGAAATCCCAGTCGTTTTCGTGACATTCGATGAAATCCCGGATGTCGGTACCGTCGATGATGTTGGCGGACGCGGCCTTCTTGACGACCAGGGCACTGTGGTTCTGGTGCCAACCCAGTTCGGCGCCGGGCTCATCCGGACGGACGAAGGCATAGGCTCCCTTGCGCTTCACCTTATCGCTGTCCGCATACTTGGCCACATAGTTGTTCACGTCCCGGATGTGCATGAAGTCGTAGACGGCTTCTTCCAGGGTCAGGCCGGTCAGGGCCTCCCAGTCCGATGCTATTTCACGGAGGTCTTCCGCCCGGTCCCGGGGTAGCTTCACCGTGAGACCGTCGGTGTTGACCTGGATCAGGGACAAGTCTTCAATGTGACGGAGCTTTTCATACAACATGCACAGTGAGAACTGACCATTTATGGTGATGGTCATGGTGTACTTGGGGTCGTAGAAGGGGCCGAATTTACTGTTCGAGTCACCGTAGGGAATGTTCAGTGACTCCTTCAGGGCCGCGTTCTCATCGGTGCCCTTTTTGTACTTGAGGCGCTGTTTCTTGATGTCGTCGTAAATATCACAAAACTGTTCACCCAGGTGCTCCGGGTAGACCCGGTTGGAGATGGCCAGGGAGGGGTAGTAACTGGTCACATCCAGGTCGATGATCACGTAGTCATCGTCCGATGCCACCCGGGTGTTGTGTAGGGAGGCATGGATACCCCCGGTACCGAACACGAACTCCAGACCGTCGAGCATGACCGACAGGCGCCGGAGCTTCTTGTTGACCCTGGGTGGAGGGTAGAGCTCGAACAGTGAGTCCCCGGGACATTCCCCTAACGTCAGAGTCTCTTCGCAGTTCGTCATCCAGGTCTTCACTTTCGGTAGGTTACCCACCGGTGAATAGTCGAGGAATCCCCACATATTCTCCACTTCCAGGTCACTGAACACACCTTTGGTCTCAGTGATCACCTGATCCCGAAGCCACCGTTCAACCGCCTGGAACTCTTCGGTCTCAAATTCTACGTAGTCGTAAATCACCTCGTTCAGGTCGATGCTTTCCCGGACGGTCTGGCGGGGTTTCTTCTTGCCACCAACACGGGTGAAACAGGCGGTCTTCCCCATCTTCCGTTCGATCTGATCAATGAAAATGGCCTTGCCAATCTTACCGTTGTTGTAGTTCAGGAAGTTCTGGTCGTACTTGGCACCCATGGCCTCGCGGAACCGGATCATGCCAACCGTGAACTTATAGAACAGGATGGTGGCGGCCCCGTCATGCTCGTTATAATCCACCAGTTCACCCATTTCGTCTTCGGTCAGCACCGTCTCGGGAGGGAAGGGGAGATCACGGATGTCTTCCATCCGCATGTTGAATTCCAGCATCTTCAGGCTGGTGGACTTGGCCACGTTGTCAAAATGGTGGATTTTCAGCAGGTCGATCTGGGGAACAATCTGGTCCCGGTCCCAGATCACATGTGCAAACCGGTTGTTGAATGGTGAGTTGATGATCGACTTGGATTTTTGGAAAAGAGCCCGGTTGATGGTTTCGGCATCCCGCACATCGGCCAGGTCGGTCAGCAGGTGGTGAATCACCGGGTAGTCGTAACCGACATTGTTGTATCCAACCATTCGGGCTCCCCGGGTACGCAGGCGCTCGATAAACACCTTGAAGGGACCCATGTCGTTCTTCCTTGAACTGATTTCATAGGTGCGGGACTGGCCGGTTTTGAGACTACCCACCCAACAGGTGAAAATGTTCGGATACACCTCGATGTCGTAGACATAATCAGTGGTTGTAATCTCAGTCACGACTTACCCCTTCTGGTCTGAGCTACCGAAACCCTTGTCACCCCGTTCCGTCTCGTCCAGTTCATCCTGAATTTGAAACAGCGGTTTGTAGAACGGGGTGAAGACGATCTGGGCCAGGTATTCACCGGGTTTAATGGTGGTCACATGATCCCCGAAGTTTTCCAGGGCGACGAACAGTTCACCCCGATAGTCCGGGTCCAGCAACCCCGGGGTGTTCGCCGGCCGGAGTTTATACTTGGTAGCCATGCCAGAACGAGGGATGATGTACATGGCGATGCCGTCTGGAACTGAGAAGGCCCACCCGGTTGGTATCTTCATAACCTGCCCGGGGAAAAGGGTTAGCGGTTTGTCACCCACATAAGCAACATCGGTACCAGCGGCCTGACTACTACCCCGGCGAAGGGGGTGTGCACCGGGGTGGAGACGGCGAGTGTCGATTCCTACGAAACCAATATTCATTTTTGACGATCCTTATAGGACTGGATTTTGTATTTCTGCAGTTCCTGATAAATGGCCTGCAGGTAGAGGGCTTGCTGGCGGGCATCGTCTACCGCGTCATGTTTGACACCCTTGAACTCCGGTGGTCTGGCGATATGACCATGTTCACCTTTGAAGGTGCGGAAACACCTGTCGTTCCAGAACTCCCAGGGCGCCTCCCGACCAAAGCTGTCGTAGAGACTGGTCATGATGGTGTTATCGAAGCTGGCGCCGTTCCCCCAGATCAGGAACTTGACCTCGCCCTGAGTGAGGAAGGCTTCGGTCTGGTCCAGGGCATCGGTCACCGACTTCACGTTGGCCTGTCGGAGTAGGACCTTGGCTTCTGGTTCCTGACCTCTCCACCACTTCACTGTGTCTTTGGAAACGGTTCGACCCATCAGTATCTGTTCATCCCGGAATTCCTTCTTGCCGAACTTCAGGTTGAGCTCCTTGAACCCAACATCCGGCTCCCGGCGGTTGAACAGCACGATACCGATGGACAACACGACGGCGGACGGCCGGGTATCCAGCGTCTCGATGTCGATCATCGCGTCAGTGTGGTGCCCTTTCATAGAGTGGACCACCAATGCAAGCTTCTTCGGGCGGCCAGGCGGCGGCGACTGGTGTCTCCCTGAACCGCACAATGACCAGGACCCTTCTTGCGGTAGTTGCGGTTCAGGCTACGGGGATCCCGGTTATCCTTACCCAGTTCGTAGGGAAAGAAAGCTCGCTCACTGGTTGCCCCAGGTGTGTCACCGAATGCCCCGAGCAGTCCCATGATTTCTGTCAGTTGGCTCATGATTGTCATCCTTCAGAGTTAAAAATAGCGGCCCCACAGGACCGCATATCTGTCAAAACAACTGTTGGTTGTATCAGTGGTTACAGGTCATCCAGACCCATGTCTTCGTCGTCATCCAGACCCATGTCTTCGTCGTCATCGAAATCATCTAGTGAGTCGGCCAGTTCACCGTCGTCCAGGTCATCGAATTCGTCCGGATCAACCCCGCCGACACCGAACTCTTCACCGTCCTTATGGAAACGGACAGCCTGCAGGGAGCAACGGATGGCCTCACCAAACTTGTTGTCCTGGACCCAGAAATTGATAAAGGCGTCCACATAGCAGCCGGCATACAGCCGCTGTTCGGCTTCGTCCGGGGTCAGTGGGGTCTTGTCCCGGTCAATCAGCGTGGGTCGCTTCTTATTGTTGGCAGAAATGGCGTACATGTTCAGGCAGCCATCATACGGCTGCTTGGTGGTGTTATTGGTGAACATTTCACCCTTACCGAAGCACTCGATGGATTTCATCTTCGGAGGCTTGGTACCCCAGGCTTCCTTAATCAGACCCTTAATTTCATCGTTACAGGCTTTCAAAATCTGCTTGTGTACCGGGTCCTTAGGGTCCAGCAGGAAGTTGGCGCTGAACTTTGGTTCGGCATCATCATACCCTTTGGGTACATCCGCCTTGTGCAGCGTGGGGAACGACATCCGAACCTTTTTCAGTTGGATTTTCTTACCGGAAATGGACTTCTGAGCCATGGTAGGTCTCCTTAATCGAGATCATCGAATTCTTCTGCGAGTGATTGATCCACTGACTGCCGGGGGTCATCATCCGATGCCAGTGAGGGTTTACCGTCGGACTGGGTGAATAGTGTTTTGAACTCTTCGTCCAGCTTCTTCCGACCTATAACATTCTCAGCTTGGGCTGGTGACACCACGGTTTTCTTGTACCGCTGGTCATCATCCAGACCTTTCTCTTTCAGGTAGTTGTCGGCCACGTCGTCGTTCTTCCATTTTCGTGTGCCTTTCTTACCTTCCACCAATTTCAGACCAGGGAAATGTTCTCCCTGGATAGCCCGGCCTTCCATGAATTTACGAACGTTGGTTGCCCATGCACCGATAAATCCCAGCATCGGGTGGAGATCGGCCAATTCCTGATTACTCATTGAATCCGGATTTTTGAAAGCGTCCAGTGCATCGGCATCCGGGTCATCGACCGTCAGGGTATAGACGCTCTCTTTCAGAGCCCGACACCGGGGACGACGATCACAAAACCAGCAATGAATGCCTGCCACAAATTTCCGACGCTTCGGGTCCATGGTTTCCTGAAACCGCTGGTAAGCTTCCACCCTAAACCGCTCCAACTCACCCTTATCAAACACCCAACTGTCGATGTTGTTGATTCGCGGCTGGACCACATGCAACATCAGGTCCTTCAACTCGGTGCGACCCTTCCTGTCCAGCAACTTGTCGAATGCACCAATACCGTAGAGTTTCATCTGGGAATTGTTGACCACTTCGACCCACTTACCCTTGCCATACTTCAGGTCGAACACATGAAGTCGCTTGCGGTCGGCCGTCAGGATCACCACGTCAGAGGTACCCTTTTGTCCCGGTAAAACCTTGTCCAGCGACATCTTCTGCTCGACCCAGATCAGGGCGCCGGGGGTGACAAAATCCATGATGTACTCATAGGCTTTGTCCACCTCTTCGCCCATTTCAGCATCGACGGTGAATGTCTCATCCAGATCATCGACGAAGATTTCCTCACCGATGAACTCCCTGGGGGATATTCGGAGGTCCAGACCCATGGCCAGCAGTGCATGGGCAACCGTACCCTCCCGTGCGTATTCACTGTCATCATCATCGGTGGCAATCAGACCGGCTTTCTTGTCCAGTTCAATTGCATCGACGCTGGCGGTGCAAACTGACCATTGATCGTATCCGGAAGGGCTGGTGCGTCTCATGGTAGCCCCTTATTTACCGGCCTTGATGGTCTTGTCGGCCAGGTCGTAGACGCCCTGAAGATCGGATGGCTTGATCTCATCGAAGTTACGAGCGCCGAACTTCTTGAATATTTTCATTGCCGCTTCACGGTTCACTTCTTTCATGAGACGGATCATGTGTTTCTTCACATCAGCAGGGTCGATAGTGGATTCCTGACCTTCGTCCTCATCGTCGTCCAGACCCAGGTCCATGTTGTCATCACCAGCGTCACTACCGGTATCGTCCAGATCGTCCAGATCGTCCAGATCGTCGATAGACTCATCGGCAGGCGCCTCAACCTTAGCACCAGTGGTCGGGTCCAGTTCGTACTTGGTGCAAATACCTTCCCACTTTGTCTTACCCAGACGCACAAAGTTATCACCTGTGGGCACTTCGCCACCCTTCTCAACGATCTGGCCGGTCTTCGTGGTCTTGTCGAAAACATAGGTCCGGCGCCCTGCAGTTTCGCCTGCAGATGTACCAGATGTACCAGAGTCGTCGTCGTCGTCGTTACCACCTTTGGTTTTATCGGAAGACACAGATGGGGTGTCGGGAGTGGATGTTGTTGTAACGGATGAAGCCGAGGTGGACGCACCGAGTGTGGCCCGGGTCAGTTCGTTGATCGCCTTGGTCAGTTCCTCTAACCGCATTTCAATGCTCATTGCTGTACCTCTCCGGTTTGGTTTTTTTGAGTAATCGGAAACGACCGATGGTTGTAATTTAAAGTTATCGTTGTATTATTGTCAACACCTGATCGACAACTTTTACAGAAAGAGGAAATTCACCATGGTTGAAAACGCAGTAATTCAGGCATTTAACGTCGCCAAAGACAAAATGGACAGTCTCGCTATCGTCTGCGGCATTCTCGATATTTCCAACAGTTACGCCTATAAAGCGATGGCCGATGGTGAAATCAGCCTACCCTGTGCCCTGATGCTGGAGGTCATGACTGATGGTCAGGTGTGCTGGCGAGACCTGTGTCCGAAAGTCGGTGATCGGGTAAAAGCAGTCGAAGACCGGGTATCAGAATACTAAAAGGGGCGGGTATGACCAAGCTCATCGAACCCCGGCTGGACCGGGTACCGGACGAACTCGCTTCAGTGAACCAGTGGGTTGTCTGGAAAGCAGTAGAAATGCAAAAACGGGATGGTACCTGGAAGACCACCAAAATACCCTACGACCCGAAAAACAACAGGAAGGCCAGCAGTAAGCGACACAGTGAGTGGGGTACGTTCGACCAGGCTTGCGAAGCCATGCTTATGGAAGGCTATGATGGCATTGGGTTCGTCTTCACACCGGATGATCCGTTCGTTGGTATTGACCTGGACAACTGCTTCACTGAAGACGGGTCCCTGCGTTCGGATGCTGAAGCAGCGGTCAACACCGTAAAGTCCTTCACCGAGCGGTCACCATCCGGCAACGGGCTTCATATTATCTGTAAAGGACGCCTTCCAGGGTCTGGACACTGTGATAACAAGACCGGTCGGGAAATGTATCAGGAGGGACGATTTTTCACCATTACGGCCGACACCCTGGGTGAACACATCAACGTTGTCGATTCTCAGGAAGCCGTCAGCTTTCTCTACGATGAGTGGTTCGGTGCCTCCAGTTATGAGGACTACTCAGGTGTGGAACTGGAATGGGACAAGACCCAGCCCATTCACCCGCTTGATGACATGCCGATTTCGGATTATGTGAAAAATCTTGTGGCAAACGGTGAAGGTATGGAGGACTTCTCCGACAAAACCGATTCACCCGACCGATCCCTGGCCTTGTTCATGGTCTGTCGTGAAATGGTGGCTGCCCGGGTCAACAAGGAATCAATCCTAACCGCTCTTTCCGACTCCAACAACTTCCTGGCTAGTGCCGGCATTGAAAGGCGAGGTGGCAATGTACAGTCTGCCCGGGCATGGGTATGGAAGTACACTCTCGCTAAGGTCATTGCCAAGTATGAAGAAGAACAGCAACTGTTCGATGACCTGAATGATGACGATGACGATGACGATGACCCCATACCACAGACAAATGGGGAAAATAGGACAAAAGAGAAAAAGGCACCCAAGGAAGACCGGGAGAAGCAGATTCAGCAGCTCCCCTTTGAGAAGGGGAACCATGAAAAGAACTCAATGTTGTTCCTGAAACACGTCAGTCCCCTTGTTCGGGCGATGAAGCAATATTTCCGATTTAACGGTACCTATTGGCAGTTGTACGGGGATGATCAGGTGGAGAGGGATGTTCAGAAAGCGTTGCGAGGTCGGGATTTTCCCATGGCAACGATCAACAACACGATCACCACTGTCCGTCGGTTCAGTATTCAGGACGACTTCAAACCCGCACCCACCATCCTCACGTTCGACAACTGCTGCATCGACCTGGAAGGATGGGACATGGGGCTGGTTGACACAACAATGTTACCTCACAACCGGAAATACAAGTCCACATCAATGCTGGACTTCAGTTTTGACCCGAACGCCAAGTGTCCGCGTTTCCTCGAATTTCTGGATCAGATTTCTGATTCAGACCCGGAATGGATAAGAGCCCTTCAACAGTACATGGGTTATATCCTGGTGGATGATTACCGTCACCAGAAAATACTTAACATGGTCGGCAAATCACGCTCTGGTAAGGGCACCATTGCCAACAACATCATCCCTGCCCTGGTGGGTCGGGACGCCTTTGCAGCAACGTCCCTGTCCAGTCTGGCAGGGGATCATGGCCTGGCATCACTACGATACGCCAAGGTTGCTGTGATAGGCGATGCACACCATGGGTTGCGTGACAGGATCGGTCGGGCAAAGGAAATGCTTTTGAACATTTCAGGTAATGATTTCGTGGCGGTTAACCCGAAAGGGAAGGATGAAATCACCATGCAGTTGTCAGCCCGGTTGATTATCCTGTCAAACGAACAGCCACGGTTTGCTGACGGCATGGATGCCTTGGCGAACCGGTACTTGATCCTACCCTTCAATAAATCGTTTGCTGGCAAGGAAGACCCGACACTAGGGCGTAAGCTGAAGGAAGAGTTACCTGGTATCTTTAAGTGGGCCTTAGAGGGCTTGTTAGACCTGGGGAGAACCGGGTACTTTGTGGAACCAAAGGTCAGTCAACCGAAGCGTGAAGAGACCATGATGCTTCAGAACCCGGAGGCTTACTTTAACAAGAAATTCCTGATTCACACAGGTAAGGATGATGACCGTGTTGCCATCCGGGATGTGTTTGATGCCTACTGTCAGTTCTGTCATGAAGTGGACCGCAAGCCTGCTGACAAGAAGTGGTTCAGCCGACGTTTGGGTGACCAGGTTGACCTACGGGTGGGTCGAATGTTGAAGGAGGAAGGTCGCCATAAAGCCTACATAGGGGTGAAGATTAACATGACCGAACTGATGGACTTCACAGATGATGATGACCTCTGACCACCAAAAGTAACATCAAAAACCATAACTCAAGCCGCCTTCGGGCGGTTTTATTTTGTCTAAAACTGTCCTCTGTCCCTGTCACCAATAATGTCCCTTCAAGGGGACACAAACTTTAATTCAACTAATGGTTGAACTGCTCTTTAACTTTGGTTCAAGTAATGGTTGACTTAAAGTTAGCTGTCCCCATTCACTTGGGACACGTCCACCATAGAAAATGCAACAAAGGACATCCTAAGTTATTGATTTACTAATAATAATTAACCTTTTGTCCCTTTGTCCCTTTATATAATATAGTAATATAATAATAGTAATACAAAGAGAGGGGTCGTAGTTTGGTACTCCGACGGTGTGAGTGTGTGAGTCTGACGGTGAGTAGGTGAGTCTCAAGGGACACAGGGGACAGTGGGACAGGTTACTTTAATTCAAGTATTAGTTGAATAAGTAATCAGCCGTGATTTCACTGGTGGTTACAACCAAAGGTTGACCAGTCAAGGTTGTCGTGTATCATTGACCCCAGGTGTGTACGGAACCTGTGGGGTTTGTGTCGATGACCAGGAACCACGTACCAATCCGGGTGTGAAGCCCGGAGCCAACTTTAACCAACTTTCCGGATGTACATGGGAACCAAAGCGTCTGAATTTTCAGAACTGGTCCGAGGGGCCAGTATCAACCAGCTAGCCTCGTTGTTCGACATGGACAGACGCACGGTGGCCAGCCGGCTGAGGGACGTGCAACCCTGCGGAAAGCGGAACAGCTTTGCGATCTACAAGATTTCCGAAGTGGCCGAGCTCCTGGTTGTTGGGTACATGACCGGTGACCAGATCACCGAGACCCAGAAACGCCAGCGGGCCGACAAGGAAAAAGACTACTGGGACGCCAAGCTGAAGGAACAGAAATACCTGGAAAACATGGGCGACCTGTGGCGAACCGAGCGTATTGTTGAGGTCTTCGCCGTGGTGTTCAAACAAATTCGGGAGTCGGTCACCGTGTTTATCGACGCCCTGGAACATGAGTCCGGTCTGCCGGCAAAACAGATCGACAAGGCTAAATATTTTGGGGATGCCCTGCTGGTGGAAATGCGGGATCACCTGATGGCCCTGGACATGGATCCGGAGGGTGAACACAGTGAACCGGAACCCATGATGGCACCAACGCCCGACGAATTGAGCGACGGTGAACTACGTGAACTGGGGTTGATCTGATGGCCAGCTTCAAGAACGAACTTGAGACCAAAAAATACAACAGTCTCCAGGAGATCATCAATGACCTGACCGAGGTCCTGATGCCGCCAGAGAGAATCAGCATTGCCGATGCCGCCGCCAAGTATCGTCGGGTTTACAACCCACCGGCCTACACCGGTCCCTGGAGCAACGAGACCGTCCCCTACCTGCGTGAACCCATGGACCTGCTGGAATCCCGTGAACATTCGGCGGTGTGCGTGGTGGCGCCGGCCCAGTCTGCGAAGGCCCTGGCCCTGGACACACCGATCCCCACACCTGTCGGTTGGACGACCATGGGTGATCTGAAACCCGGTGACCTGATTTTTGATGATTCCGGTCAACCCACTAGGGTGGTTTATGCCACCGAGGTGATGCAGGGTAAGCAGTGTTTCAGGATTGAATTTGACGATAGGACATCCATCGTTGCCGATGCCGACCACAAATGGCTGGTTCAGACCAAGGACCTGACCGAGAAAGTTACCGATACGAAGTCAATGTTCAAGGATTTCAATGTATTGACCCAACGTCAGAACGGACGAAGCCAATATGCTGTTCCCAACGCTGAACCGTTGAATTTACCAGACATCCCGGTTCCGGTTGACCCTTACGTGCTGGGTGCCTGGTTGGGTGATGGTAGTTCTACCATGGCGCATTTCTCGGTTGACCTCGGTGATCTTCAGAACCTGATCGAGAACATCACGAAGGCAGGTCATACGGTGAAAGCATGGAACCAGAGAACATGCTGGCAGGTGGCCGTTGACCCCAAAACCAAAGTGTCGCAGAGACATCAATGTCGCAGAGGCCATGTAATTTCCAAAGTGGGTGTATACCGTGATTCTTGTGCTGAGTGTGGCAGGCAGCACTCCATGAAGAACCAATACGGTCGGGAAATGGACCCTATTGTAAATTTCACCCTGGCTGAGCGATTACGGGACATGGGGGTGTTTGGAAACAAGCATATCCCTGGTGTTTACCTGCGGGCGGGCACGGGGCAGAGGTGGGCATTACTCCAGGGTCTCATGGACACCGATGGGACAATCATGAAAAACGGGAACTGTGAATTCTCGACATCGAACCCGACCCTGCTGAGCGACGTTTGTGAGTTAATTGCCACTCTGGGTTTCAAGTACACGACGAAATCCTACCAGCCTGACATGGGTAACCTGGCGTATAAAATCGCCTTCAAGCCCTACCGGGATCAGCCTGTATTTCGACTTCCCCGTAAATCCGCCCGCCTGACAGATCGCCAGTGTGGGCGCCCGGGCCAGGTCACCCGTCGCTGGATCAGAAACATCGAACCTGTGGATTCGGTCCCGGTCAGATGTATATCGGTTAACAGCCCGAGTCACCTGTACCTGGCGGGTGAGCAGATGGTTCCAACCCACAACACCGAGTTGATTTTGAACTGGATCGCTTACAACGTCCGGTGTGACCCCTCCGACCTGATGGTGGTGGAGAAGGCCCGCACCGAGGCCCAGGCGTTCAGTAAACTCAAAGTGGACCGGTTGCTCCGGCACTCCCCAGAGATTGGCAAACACCTGATCAGCCGTCGCAGTGCGGATAATACGTTCGACAAGGCATTCAAGTCCGGCACCTACCTGATGATCAATTGGCCCACGGAGAATGCCCTGTCGGGTAAATCCCTTCGGCGGGTGGCCCTGACCGACTACGACCGGATGCCCCAGGACATAGGTGGCGAGGGGTCCCCTTTTGACCTGGCCCGACGCAGAACCAATTCCTACAAGCGTTTGGGGATGACCTACGTGGAGAGTTCCCCGTCGTTTGACGTGATCAACCCCCGGTGGCGTCCCGATACACCCCATGAGGCCCCGCCCACCGAGGGTATCCTGGGTATTTACAACCGGGGCGACCGCCGGCGCCGGTACTGGCAGTGCCCCCATTGCCGGGAGTATTTCGAGCCCCACTTCAACACCCTGCAGTGGCCGAAGAGTTCCGATCCCATGGAGTCGGCCGAGCAGGCATTTATGGCCTGTCCCCATTGCTTCGACACCAGCGGTGCGATCATCACGCAGAACATGCGTGAAGAAATCGACAATGCGGGAATTTGGTTGCGCGACGGTGAGAAAATCGACCGAGATGGTAACAGGTCGGGTACCGGGCGCCGATCCGACATCGCCAGCTTCTGGGTGATGGGACCGAACACGGCTTTCGGGCAGTGGAAGAGTATGGTGTTGAACTACCTACTGGCCATGCAGGAATACGAGTCCACCCACAACGACCGGCCCCTGAAGACCACGGTGAACACCGACCAGGGCTTACCCTACACACCCCCACACATTGCCGAGGCCCGTGCACCGGAAGACCTGATGGCCCGTGCCAAGGACCTCGGTGAGCGAGTGGTACCGACCAAGGTCCGGTTCCTGATGGCCAGCATCGATGTGCAGAAAAACCGGTTCGTGGTACAGGTTAACGGGGTTGTGCCTGCAACCAGTGGTTTTGACCTGATGGTGATTGACCGCTTCGACATCCGAAAGTCCGAGCGGTATGACCAGGACGGGGAGAGGTTCTGGGTGAATCCCGGTGCCTACCCGGAGGACTGGGACCGGATCACCGAAAAAGTCCTTGACAAAACCTACCCGACTGATGAATCTGAAACTCGACAGATGAGTATTCGTGCTGTATTCTGTGACTCAGGTGGTCGGGCTGGCGTTACAACCAACGCTTATGAATACTACCGGCGGTTGAAGAGAGAAGGATACGGTGGCCGGTTCTGGTTGGTGAAAGGCGAGGGGATGAAAACTGCCCCCAGGGTACGAAAGAGCTTTCCTGACTCAGGTCGAAAAGACCGGAAGGCCGGCGCCCGAGGCGAGATACCCGTGTTGATGTTGAACACGGACTTGCTGAAGGACTGGCTCGATAAGGCCCTGGAAAGGGTGGAGCCCGGTGGTGGTTATATCGAGTTTCCGGATTGGTTGGGCTTGAGTTTTTACAAAGAGCTCTGTGCTGAGATCAAGAACCCTCAGAACGGAAAATGGGAAAACCCCAAAAAGCTCCGTAACGAGTCCACCGACCTGATCAACTACTGCTACGCCGGGTGTATTTTCTTCCGGGTTGAGAAGATGAATTGGGATGACCCGCCAAGTTGGGCCGGGAAGTGGGACGAGAACCCACTGGTGACATCCGCTGATGACGACAACCCGGTTAAACCCCAGACACAATCAGGGGGTGACAGGTTGGGTGAACTGAAGAAACTGGCTGGAACGTTGGGGTAAACATGGCAACAGTGGCAGACAGACTGGCGGAAGCAGAGGTTGAATATCACGCCCTGATCACCGGCAACAAGCCCCGGGTTGTGGTGGACCAGAACGGTGAGCGGGTCGAGTTCACAGTTGCTAACGCCGGTCGCCTAAAACAGTACATCGAGTCCCTGAAGCTGACACTCGGTGGTGTGAACAAAGGCCCAATGCGAGTGTTCTTCTGATGGCGGATCAACTGGACCTGCTGCAAGACAAGAAGCCCGGGAGACAGATGGCTTCAAGTTTTGAAGGCGCCAGCCACATCAACCGGGAACTGGCGATGTGGCAACCGGCCCTGCGTTCTGCCGACGCTGAAATTCTCCCCGATAAAGATTCCCTCGATGCCCGGGCGCTCGATCTGCAGCGCAATGATGGTTACATCCACGGTGCCGTCCAGAACCACAAAGATTCCATCGTTGGTGGCTTCTACCGGTTGAATTCCAAACCGAACTTCAAGCACCTGGGACTGTCGGCAGAATGGGCCGAGACATTCCAGGAAGCCGTGGAAGCCCGGTTCAGCCTGGCCGCCGAGTCCCCGGACTGTTGGTTTGATGCCTCCGGTCAGAAGACCTTCTCGGAAATGATTCGTCTGGCCATTGGTACCTCGATGATGGCTGGTGAGGCCCTGGGCACCGCCGAATGGTTGAAGGGTGGTCGCCGGCCGTTCAAGACCGCCGTGCAGATGATCGACCCGATCCGGCTGAGTAACCCGTACAACGACTTCAACAGCACGGTGTGGAAGAAGGGTATCCGGTTCGACAAGATGGGCCGGGCCGTGGAATACGCTCTTCGTTACACCATGCCGGGGGATACCTGGGATTACGAAAATCAGTATCGTTGGAAGGTTATTCCCGCTCGTAAACCTTGGGGTCGCAAGCAGGTGCTGCATTATTTCGAGCCCTACCGTGTGTCCCAGAGCCGGGGTGTTAGTGACCTGGTGTCGATCCTCAAGCCGAGCAAGATGGTCGGTAAGTACCAAGACATCGTGTTGCAGAACGCGGTGTTGAACGCCACCTATGCCGCCGCAATTGAGTCGGACCTGCCCCCAGCAGACGCCTTCGAGTCCATCGGCGGTGGTGAGGATCACACCCAGGCGTGGGCGGCCAATTACCTGGAGTCGATAGCGGCCTTCACCGGTGGCAGTAAAAACCTGCACATCGACGGTATCAAAATTCCCCATTTGTACCCGGGTACCAAACTGAAATTACAGAACGCGGGGCAGCCCGGGGGCATGGGTACTGGTTTTGAAGAGAGCCTTCTTCGGCACCTGGCTGCTGGTCTGGGTACCAGTTATGAAGAGTTCAGCCACGACTTCACAAAGACCAACTATTCATCCGCCCGGGCTGCCATGGGTGAGACCTACAAGCGGTTGCAGGGACGGAAGAAAGCGGTGGCCGATAAATTTGCCACAGACATTTTCCGGCTCTGGTTTGAAGAGCAGTTGAACTCCGGCGCCTTCAACGATGTGCTGCCGACCAATGCACCGAACTACTACGATGGTCTGAACGCCGATGCTTATTGTGCCTGTAGTTGGATCGGCGCACCCCGGGGGCAGATTGACGAGCTCAAGGAAACCCAGGCGGCCATTTCCCGGATCGACGCCGGGCTGAGCACCTACGAGAAAGAGTGTGCCCGCTTTGGTGATGACTTCCGTGAAGTCTTCCGTCAGCGTCAGCGTGAACAGAACATGGTCAGTGATCTGGGTCTTCAGTTGAACACCACGGGTAAAGCCAAACCCGATGACACCGAAGATACTGACGACGAAGACAAGCCGAACAATGAGAAGGATGACAGTGATGACAGTGATGAGTAACCAGATCGACCTGCGGAGCCGGCTGCTGAACACGCCGCTGATGATGAGCCAGGAGTACGCTGAATCCTTCGCCGCCCTGGCACCGGAATCATTTCTGATTGAATCCGAACCTGCCGATGCTGACGAAAAAATGTTTGATTGGGCATTTGGTAGCGCCCGGTCAAAACCATACAAGATGGTGGGATCGCTGGCTGTTATCCCGATCACGGGGACCCTGTTGCACCGGTTCAACTGGTCCTTCGGGTTTGCCACCGGATACGATTATATCAGGGCTGTCTACGACATGGCCCTGCAAGACAGCGACGTGGAAGGTATTGTGTTGGATGTCCACTCCGGTGGTGGTCAGGTAGACGGCTGTTTTGAACTGGCGGACTACATTTACGCACAGCGCGACATGAAACCAAGCATGGCTATCGTCAACTCCCATGCCTATTCCGCCGCTTATATGTTGGCCAGTTCCGCCAGCAAGATGAGTGTGCCGAAAACGGGTGGGGTAGGGTCCGTGGGTGTGGTGACCATGCACGCGGACATGTCGAAGATGCTGAACGACATCGGTATCAAGATTACGTTCATTCACGCTGGTGCCCACAAAGTGGATGGAAACCCTTACGAGGCACTGCCGGAGAATGTACGAAACAGAATTCAGACCAAAATTGACGAGTCCTACGGTATGTTTGTGGATGCCGTGGCCCGCAACCGAGGTTTGAGTGCAGAGGCAGTACGGGGGACCGAAGCACTGACACTCAGTGCCCAGGAAGCCGTAGACCTCAACATGGTGGACGTTGTGGCTTCCCCACAGGAAGCAATGGCAGCGTTCGTAGTCGAACTGAACGGTGAGTCAAAGGAGACCGTCATGGCGAATCAACAAGATAAGGCCGGTCAGCAGGCCGCGAACGCGGGTGGTGAGCAAAACCTGTTTACCCAGGCCGACCTCGATGCTGCAAAGACCGAGGGTGTATCCGAGGGTCGTAAACTGGAACGTGACCGCTTTGGAGCGGTGATGGAGTCCGAGGCATTTGCCGGCCGCGAATGTCTGGCCCGCAAGATGCTGGCGAACGAGTCACTTTCTGCCGAAGAAATCAACGAGTGGTTGACGGAAGCACAAGTGGTTGCTCCAGCCCCTAATCAGGGTTCCAGTGCGTTTGACAATGCAATGGATGAGTCCGTTAACCCTGAGATCGGGGCAGAAGGGCAGGACGCCGATGGTGCCGAAAAAGAAAACCCGCTATTGCGGGATTATAGCGCCGCCACCGGCCGAAAGTTCTGATCGGTTAATCCGGTCTAACACTCATTCGATTGTGGGAGAAACACAATGAGTACACTAGCAAGCACTGAGACAAATACATACACACCACCCGAGCTATTCGCGGGTGACGCCCAAGTCATTACCAACGCGCACACGTTTGCAACGACCCTGGATTTACCAATCAATTCCATTGTTGCATTCGCCGGCGATGAATTGGTGGAGTGGGCACCAACGGCTACTGATGGCACAGAGGTGGCTGTTGGCATTACATGTGAAGCCGTGGACACCACTGCTGGCGCTGCCATCAACCCAATCTATGAGGGTGGTTATTTCAACACCGACGCTCTGAATTGGCCAACTGGTACTACCACTGCCCAAAAACGTGCAGCGTTCATTGGTACCAATATTCACCACCGGACTTTGGGTCACTCAGGTTAATCGTTAACCCCTAACAATACCGTATCAGGAGCAAGTGATATGTACTCAGCTTACAGCACACACGACATGCTTGGGGTTATCCGGAAACTTCCGAAACCAAGCTCATTCTGGTTGAACCTGGTCTTCGGTCAACAGGTGAACTTCCAATCCCAGTACATCGACTTTGATCAGATTGACAAGGGTCGTCGCCTGGCGCCATTCGTGGCCCCTACGGTTGCTGGTAAACCTATGAAAGCGGAAGGTTACAACACCCGCCGGTTTGCCCCCGCGTATGTGAAGCCGATGATGCCGGTTGATCCGGAGCGTCTGATCAAGCGGATGGCCGGCGAAGCCTACACCGGTACCATGAGCCTGGAAGCCCGTCGTAATGCAATTGTGGCAGACATCCTGGCTGAAGAGCGCGACATGATTGTGCGCCGGTGGGAATTGATGGCAGCCCAGGCCGTTATGAATGGTGAGGTGGTTGTAGCAGGTGAAGACTACCCCACCCAGACAGTGGCCTTCGGTCGGGACGCCAACAACACGGTGACTCTCACAGGCACGGATCTGTGGAGTGACACCAGCAACGCCACACCAATGAAGGACCTTGAAGGTTGGTCCCTGAGTATGGCCCGTGCCGGCGGCTACCCGGTGACGGACTGGGTGATGGGTCTGGATGCCTGGGAGAGTTTCTGGGAGCACCCGGATGTTCAGAAGCAACTGAACACCGACATCAAGAACGCCAGCAGCATCATGCTGGACCTGGGTATTAACCAGGCTGATGAGAACGGTGCCATTATCCAGTTGAAGGGTACCCTGGGTGCAGGTATCCGAGTGTGGGTGTACTCGGACATCTATGAGGATGACGACGGTGACAACGTTGAAATCATGGATTCCAAAGCGGTGGTTGGTCTAAACCCAACAGGTGTCCAGGGTATTCGTTGTTTTGGTGCTATCATGGATGCCCGGGCGGGTTACCAGTCTCTGGACATGTTCCCGAAGAACTGGGCTGAAGAGAACCCTTCGATTGAGTATGTGATGACTCAATCGGCGCCACTGATGGTACCCCGCCGACCGAACGCCACATTCAAGGCAACCGTTCTGGCATAAACGGAAGTTCAGGGGTACGGTTGTACCCCTGCATACAACCAATAGTTGAATTGAGGTGATCACTGATGAAAATGACAGCAATCAATCGGGTACAGGGTGTGAAGGTTCTTGCCGGTAAAGGTAAGGGCACGAAGAACGCATTCGCCGGCGACGTGTTTGAAGTCAAGGACGACGAAGCCGAACGTCTGGTGAAACTGGGTGTGGCCGAAGAGTACAAGGTGCATGATCCACTGGCCGAGGCCGATCAGGATGAAAAGCCGGAAAAGAAGGGTCCAGCAAAGAAAACAGGTAAGGCGCCGGCGAAGAAGGCTGAAGACGGCTCCGACACCGCTGACGACAGTGACCTGGGTCTCGGTGAATAAGTGAATTGGGCTAGAACCAAACAAAAAACCAGGGACGTGATCCATTCAACGTTCTCTGTTCCTGGCTTTTATTCAGACTCCCAGCAGACCGAAACACCTGTGATGGTTCGGTTGCATCGGAAGTCTGCGTATCTCGGGGATAGCTACGATGAGTTCTCCCCGGGTTATTTTTCAGAGATCAATCGCATCATTCTTGATCTGCGAGAAGTGACCCCTGAAAGAAGTGCGACTGTCCGGATTCCGGACTTCGAGGATGTGACGGTCACCATTGAGAACTACAACCGACAGGGTGAGAACTATGCCCTGTGTGAGGTGCGGGCATGAACCTGGGTCTGAGAATCACCGGTGATGACGCTTTCGTTCAATACCTACGGGAGTATCCCAAGGTTGCACGTAAGGCGGGAAAGCTGGCGATCAATGACACCGTTCGTAGGGGGCGCCGGATGGTCAAGAAGGAGATCTTGAACCAGGTGAATCTGGCTCCGAGTTACCTGAACCAGACCCGCCTCACGGAGGTGTTTGCCACAGAGTCGAACCTGACCGCTGCCGTGATTGGCCGGCGCCGACCGACCTCCCTGGTCCGGTTCGGAGCGAAACCGTTGTATCAGCCCAACAAGACCCGCCCGGGCCGCAAGCCGGCCGGGGTTAGTATAAAGGTGAAGAACCGACGCACCACCATCCCCAACGCCTTCCTGATAAACCTGAAGGCCGGGAACAAGGATGGCGCCAATCAGGGCTTAGC